TTGAGACCAGAAAGTTTCAGATCGACGAGATCGCGAGAATATTCCGGGTGCCGCCCCACATGGTAGGTGACCTTGAAAAATCGAGCTTCTCGAACATCGAACAGCAGTCTCTTGAGTTCGTGAAATACACCTTAGAGCCCTGGATTATCCGCTGGGAGCAATCCCTTAACCGGGCTTTACTTTCTGAGACTGAAAAGCCTGACTATTTCGTGAAATTTAATGTTGACGGACTCCTCCGCGGTGATTACCAGAGCCGCATGAACGGATATGCCATTGCCCGGCAGAACGGCTGGATGTCAGCCAATGATATCAGAAGTTTAGAGCAGCTTGATCTAATCCCGGATGAGCTTGGCGGCAATCTGTATCTCATCAACGGAAACATGACCAAACTGCAGGACGCAGGAATTTTTGCAAACAAGGAGAATAACAATGAAGAAGTTCTGGAAGTGGAAGAACCAGACGGAGCCGGAGAATCTGGGGGATCAAAGCCAAAGCACTCAGACCCCGGAAAGAACCCTGTTCCTGAACGGCACCATCGCTGAGGAAAGCTGGCTTGACGATGACGTAACACCTCAGCTTTTCAAAGATGAACTGATGAGCGGTTCGGGAGACATCACCGTATGGATTAACTCACCGGGAGGCGACTGTGTGGCTGCCGCACAGATCTACAACATGCTGATGGAATATCCGGGAAGCGTCACCGTAAAGATTGACGGTATTGCCGCCTCGGCTGCCTCGGTAATTGCCATGGCAGGAACCAGGGTAATGATGAGCCCCGTTTCCATGCTGATGATTCATAACCCTATGACCTTTGCTTTTGGCAACACAGCAGAGATGCAGAAAGCCATCGACATGCTGGGCGAAGTCAAGGAATCCATCATCAATGCCTATGAGATTAAAACAAATCTCAGCAGGGGCAAGATTTCCCGTCTCATGGATGCTGAAACGTGGATGAACGCCAATATGGCTGTCGAACTCGGGTTCGCTGACGGCATTCTGCAACGTGATGTGTCTGCGGAAAACAGCATCTTGGCACCGTCAGCCATGGCTTATTCCCGAGTGGAGGTAACCAACTCGCTCATGGAAAAGCTGTCTGCCCGATGCCGCATCTCAGCTAAACCGACCGAACCAAAACCAACCAATACTGAACGCTCCGTCGCTGATTTGATGGAGCGTCTTAACCTTATTAGAAATTAGGAGAATTTATGACTACTGTAAACGAACTTCGTGAAAAACGAGCAACCGCATGGAATGCCGCCAAGGCCTTTCTTGAATCCCGTCGTACCGACAAGGGAACTCTTACCGCCGAGGATGATGCCACCTACACACGAATGGAGCAGGACATTACCGATTTGAGCAAAGAGATTGCAAGACTTGAACGACAGGAGGCAATTGATGCAGAACTTTCCCGTCCCGTTAATCAGCCCCTTACATCAAAGCCTGCCTCTGTATCTCCTGCTACTGACTCTGTGGTAAAGCGCGGTCGTGCCTCTGATGAATACAAGGCAGGAATGCTTAAGGCTCTGCGCTCCAACTTCAAACAGGTTTCCAACGTGTTGCAGGAAGGCGTGGATGCTGATGGCGGTTACCTGGTTCCGGAGGAATACGACTCCCGTCTTATTGATGTACTTACCGAAGAAAATATCATGCGCTCTCTGGGTAACATCATCACCACCTCCGGCGAGCACAAGATTAACATCGCCGCCACCAAGCCTGCTGCCGCTTGGATTGAGGAAGGCGGAGCACTGTCCTTTGGTGAAGCTACCTTTGATCAGATTTTGCTTGATGCCCATAAGCTTCATGTGGCCATCAAGGTAACCGAGGAACTTCTCTACGATGCCCAGTTTCCACTGGAAAACTACATCATTGACCAGTTCGGCAAGGCGCTCGCCAACGCTGAAGAGGATGCATTCCTGAACGGTACCGGTCGCGGTCAGCCTTTGGGGCTTTTTGCAGAAACCGGTGGCGGTACTGCTGCTTTGTCTGCCGCATCTGTAACTGCCGACCACCTTATGCAGCTTATCTACTCCTTAAAGCGTCCGTACCGCAAGTCTGCAAAATTCATTATGCATGACAAGCTGGTGGCTGCCATCAGACAGCTTAAGGATAACAACGGTGTGTACCTCTGGCAGCCGGCACTGACTTCCGGTGAACCGGATAAGCTCCTGGGCTACGATGTGTATACCTCACCGTTCTGTCCGGAAGGCAAGATTGCCTTTGGTGACTACAGCTACTACAACATCGGTGACCGCGGTACCCGTTCCTTCAAACAGTTAACCGAGCTTTTTGCTGGTAACGGCATGATTGGCTATGTGGCCAAAGAGCGAGTGGATGGTAAGTTAATCCTGCCGGAAGCGGTGCAAATCCTTACCATCACCGGCGGTAAGACCGTGAAACCCTAAAGCTCCATAACGGAGCTTTTTTTATGCCTTCATTTAACTGAGTTTTTCTCTGTTGATGGAGGCTTTTTTGGAGTTTTGACATGAGCATTACCCTCAAGGAAATGAAGAACTACCTCAGAGTTGACGGCAGCGAGGACGATACGCTTATTCGCTCTCTTATCGGCTCGGCTGAAAGGCTCTGCATGGATGTGATAAGAACCGATGATGTGAAGGTGCTTTACGGCTCGAAGTACGGCAAGGCTGCGGTGATGTATGCCGTCAACTACATGTTTGAGCACAGAACCGAAGCTGATTTTAAGTCTCTTACGCTGGCTCTGCGCTCCATGCTGTTCGGCTCAAGACAGGAGGCATTCTGATGGAAACAGGAACGTTAAACGAACGTATACAGATTTATGAACCAAAGGCTGAAAGGAATCTTACCTCATTGGATGACTACGAGCTTTCCGGTACAGTCTGGGCAAATGTAAGGTCGGTTACCACCCGTGACCAGATGCGCAGCGGTGTCGATGTGCAGAGCGGTCAGATTACCGTGCTTATCCGCTACCTTTCCGGTCTTTCGGATGACTGCCTTATTCGATGGAATGACAAGTTCTACGGAATCGATAATTTATCTGCGGATAAGCATAAGGGAGAAATTCTGCTTGGCTGCAGCTATGCAGGACTTAATGATAATCAGAGGATTACCACATGATTTCAATCAGTGAAATGAAAGCAAAGGTTAAGGCTCTGGTGGAAGACATCACCGGGCAGAAAGCCTACTTTGACATTGTTCCGAATAACGTTAAAACCGCATCGCTGATAACCAGACAGGCTACCGAGTTTTCCGGCAGAACAATTGACGGCGATGCCCATGATGTGCGGCATGGCTTTGAGATTTTTATCTTCTCGTTTGTAAGTGCCGACACCTGTGATGCCATTACGGACCGGCTGGTGGCTGCCACTGATGGCAAATACTCGGAGGTTTTCCGGCTCATCATGGTAAACAGCATAACCCCCACTGAGTACGACCCCGAGGTTGGATTCTGGGGCAATGCAGTAAGTATGGAGTTTGTTGAACGATGATTAAAGCAGATACCTCCGGTGCTGATGTACTTGCAGAAAAGCTCAAAGGTCTGCCAGCAAAACTTCAGACCAAAATCAGCCGTGTAATTCTGAAGGAGGCTCTTAAGGAAACGGGAGCCAGGGAAGAACTCACGGGTTACATCAGTACCCACTTTAAAGCTCATACCGGCATTTACCGCAAATCTGTATCCGGCATCAAATCATCAAGAGTACGCTCAGACCCTAACCGCGTCATCTCGTACATACACTTTCTGCCGGTGAGTAAGGTTAAAGGCGGCAAGGAAGGCAAAAAGCCTCATATCCCGCCAAAGACTCTTAATCACTGGCTTAATGCCGGTACCCGTGATCACACTGTCGGTAAAGGCTCAAGTCTTGAAGGAAACAGGGTAATTCAACAGCTCATTGCCAACAAATATCAGATTGCCATCAACAAGGCCCATCTTAATCTCGCCTCTGCCAAAACGCAGAAACAGCGGGAGCGATATCAGGCCATGATGGAAAGGAATACAAAAAAGCTTGCTGCGGTTAAGGCCAAAGCTACTAAAAAAGCCAGTCAGCATGGCGGCAAGGTTAAGGGCATATCTGCCCGTCATTTTATTGAAGCGATACAACGCAGGGTAGATCAAAACGCAGTGGCCATTGTGGTTCAGCAGGTTGAAACCTCTATGGCCGATTTATTGAAATAGGAGAAAACAGAAATGGCTAAACATACACAGCTTTACGATTACAAGGCAAAGGAGCCGGTACTTCTCGGAGGAACTCATTCCCAGTTCTCAACCGATGATGGAGTTACCTGGTTACCGCTTAAAGGAGCTCAGGAGCTTGGGGATATCGGTGACATTGCAGAATCCGTGGAATGCACCACCATCGATGATGACAGAAAGGTTTACTGCGGAGGACTTAAAGATTCTGCTGAAAAGGAACTCACCATCTACTACTACGATGATGACGCTGACCAGCAGGCTCTCATTGCCGCCGCTGAGGCACAGCAGACTGTTCGCATCCGTCATCAGTGGCCGAACGGCACCAGAGCAACCTATGATTTGAAGCTTCTCGGCTATCAGATTATGTCCGGCTCTGCTGACGGCTTTATGCAGCTTAAGGTTTCTGGCAGACAGGCATCTGATGTTGTTTGGTCGAATGCCGATACTGCTGAACAGACTCAAACTACTGAAAACGAAGGAGAATAACCATGTCTTATTTAGATCAAATCAAGGGGCTGAAATTCAAAGTCAGCAAGGTGACCGTTGATGGTGTGGAATTTTACCTGCGTGAGCTTTCCGGCAAGGCACGTCTCGACTTTGAAGGTGAAAAGGATTTACAGCTTCGTGTCCTTAAGATGATGCATGCATCCCTCTGTGACGCTGACGGCAACCTCACCGAAAAGCCGGAGGATTTCGATGCCTTTATGGAATCAGTGCCGAATAAGGTACTGCTCCAGCTTGTTAATGCCTTCTCGGCTCTCAACATCACGGGTGAAACACACCTAAAAAACTAATCCGGGGCAGTTTCGTATTCAGACTGGCGGTGAGAATTGCCCGGGAGCTTCACCGCCCAATCTCAGAAGTTCTTGAATATCCCACCACCGAGTTCAATTACTGGTCGGTGGTTTTTCAGGAAGAATACTACGAAACGCATCCGCATGAAAGGTACCAAAGCGGTATGACTGAAAGCGATTGTGGAGATAATATCAGAAAGTTTAAACGGATGATGAAATAGATATTGGATAAACAAGTTACTTTACAAATTTGATTATTCAATTTTTCATAAAACTGTTTTGCATGCCCCATTTTACTTGTTGATATATACTTTTATCATTGATTGTGCGTTAGAATCTAATAATTTTATATAGACCTGGGGGCAACAGATGAAAATATATCAGGGGGTAACATTATCGGATGGCATTAATAGAAATAATGATAACATCCCATTAAATACTATTTTGGAGCTTTACAAAACGGAGTGGAATAGCGCTATTCCCATGAACATTGGGCATGATAGTACTAGACCTATAGGTTATTCTAAATTAACTGGGGTGTACCTAGAACCAGGTAAAGCTTATCTTACAAATAACTGTGCCATTTCGGAGTCACCGGAAGAGTTTAATCAAATCCTAAAACTAGTATATACAAAATATTTTAATTTTTGTGAACAACATTCCCATGATATTGAACTGTTGGTTAAAAAATTAGAAGGTATAATCACAAACCAATATCAAGTTGCCCCAATTCAAGAAGCAGTGGCTATATATGATACAGATATTGTTAAGAAATTATTTCCCGAATGGACTAATGGTTTTAAGGATGGTTTAACAGATATTAATGATTTGGAACCTGTATATTTAAAAGATATTTTAATTCCTGGTGTGTTTCGAAAAGATGGTTATTTGTTATTTGCCCATCAATTTTTTAGAAGATCTTTTTCTTTGTGGAATTCTACTAATAGAGAGTTCTTTTTTTCCTTTGAAAAACTAAGGAAACACCCAAATCTCAAAGTCCAATTGGCGCTAGATATGAATGTAGTAGGACTTCCTGGAACTGAGCATTTAGATATGGAATATCAATATATCAGAGGCCCTATTTTTAATGAAGATTTAAAATCCATACCAGAAGGTGTTACTTGTAATAAAAATATTCCATATGATCATTATTCAAATATTGTTGAAACTCAGTTTTATTGGCACGAACAAGATGAGCGAAGGACATTTGAATGCGAAGAATTATGTGACCGAGAAAGTATTACTTTTGACAATGGTAAAAACATGATTTGGGGATGTAGGTATGTTCATAGCATGCTGAATCCAGACTCTGGATTACCAAATCATCTTGATGGAGCAGTAAGGCTATATGATGAAACACAAATATTGGATCGGCTGGATAATACAACAGACATAAGCAAATGTGGTAAAAATTCAAACTACGTTAAACTTTGGCGGATTGATAATGATTTTTCTATTCTTTTATGGAAAGAATTGATTAGTAGCTTTTATAGAGAAAATTCACTAATTGGAGAGTACTTTGGTGGTGTTGATATACAGTATGATGAAATAAAAAAAGAGCGACATGAACACAAATTATCTATGAATCCCCCTGATGATTACATAAAGTTAAGCAAAGGGGATGGTGTTCGTATATATTTACATTTGGCCAATAAAATTGAAATAGAGAGCGATATTATCATAAAAGGAGATATCTTAACTTATACAAGTGGAGATACTAATGAAGTAGCTGATGTTGAAGTAATTACACTTTTAAAGCTCTTAAAAAGAAAAGGATTGGTGTTAACAATTCCCACAAATCTATTTTTTTTAGATTTTTTTGACAATGTTTGCAACTTCCCAACAATGTATTGCAAAAACGAATGCATTGCTAATTATGTTTTGGAAGCAATTCAAGAATTATTCTGTGTATGGATGAAAGAAAACAATGACATAATTATTTCTTTCTGCATAGTTTTAAATCAAGATAAAGAAGCTGTGTACATGTCTTTTGTTGGCCATATAGAGGATCTTGATAAATTACTTAGGAACATTAAAAAATATGGTGATTTACCACTCGAAGAATGGATTGAAAATGTCTATAAAAACAATAATCAATTTAAGTTAGGTAATAATTCACCAGATAAATTTAAACTACTGCAAGATAATTTATTAACATTGAGAAGAAATATTATCCCTCCAAACATACTACAGGAGTTATTTAAAAAAGATTTGTCATATTATGAAGTTAAGAAGGTTCTTTCTAATGATAATGAGATTCAAACACAAATTGCTCCATTTTGGCTTATAAAAAAATTAAAGTGTAAAAAATGTGGAGAGGATTATTTGAAATGTTGTTGTATCCAAAACATTGATAATGATGTAACAACTGAAGTTGTTGATGCCAAATTTATGGGAATGATCAGAATTAACTAAAATTATCGTTTCGAACAGCATATGCACTGTTATTGTTTTCACAAATGCATATTTATTCTACTAAGGATCTCACCTAGAGATCCTTTTTTATTTTCAGGAGTTTCAAAATGAACGACAGCACCATCAGGCTCTCTGCCGATACGACTGCTCTGACGGATTCCATCTCCAAAATTGCCGAAGAGATGACGGCCATGAAGGACGCTGTTTCCTCCTCGGCTACGGCTATGGGAGCAAACTTTGATGCGTCCACAAAACAGGCAG